TTGTGTCGCAGTGACGTTATATGGTTTGGGCGTATCCCACGTGAAGTCACCTGAAGCCGACCTAACCGAGGCCACAACACGAGGGGCGCTACTAAACCGCCCAGGCGGGAACTGGATAGTGAACACAGCAGGTCCATTAGAACTAGCAGTCACCGTACCCGACGCAATAGCAGGGATACGGGGAAGAGTCACCTGAGGAATCACCGTATCCTCACGCCACGAACTGCCAGTCCACAGCATCACCTTGTTGGTGTCCAGCTCATAGATGCGTTGGCCCCTCTGAAGGAACCACGTTGTGGGCCTGCTATTCGAATAGCACGGGATAGTCCCACCAACCGCGCACGTATACTGCCTAGAATCGTAGATAGTAGGGCTACCTGTAGTCATCACGACCACACGTGCAATCAGCAGAGCACCTGCCGGCGTAGCAGGAGACGGGAAGCTAGCCGACGCCACGCCTTTAATCATCTCAAACGCAGCCTTGTACTGGTTAGAGCCGTCCACAGTACCGTCATAAACTTTCAGCACCAGAATATCAGTGCGAGGGTAAGAAGTGTCCTTAGCGTATAGAGGCAAGCTAACATCGTCAACGTTAGATACCCTGTAGCTACCGTTATTCGAGGCCACAGGCGTCACGATAGCCGTGCCAGAACTGATCCTGATCTGGCTGCCATTCAGGCTAGGTGTCATACCAGAGGTAACACCAGGCCTGCACGCCAGAGGGTGAGTGTCGTGGACCATAGTAGATCCCACATCAAGACGCCTAAACTCAGCGGCGTTAATAGATACATTGCCACCAATAGGTAGCACTCCATCGAGAGCCATTATATAGTCACCTGTCTCACAATTACATCAAGATAAGCTGTGGGGGAGTACACATCCGACCTGAACCCAATAGTCAACTCACCCCGACCAAGCTCAGGCCATTCCCTAATAGTAGGAGCAGCAGCAGACTGCCCCTGCCTAAGCGATGTGCGGTTAGTTAAATCAATATCTAACCACTCGTCTTGCTGTAGGGTAAAGTCCCACCGCAAACGGCCAGCCCCACCAGGACCAGAGAAGATCACAGACGGTATCTGCACGTAGCCGTAAAGCTTCAAAGACACCCTGTTGTGGTACCCAGAGCTTACCGTGACCGACCCGTAGTTACCCGACTCCACAAACGAGATAGGGTAATTGATAGGGAACTTAAGCCCACCCGTAAGGTTGGGTAGATACAGCCTATGTTTAGCCGTGTACTGATCATCGATCTGACCATCAGGAGTCTGACCTCCACGCCACCACACAGGGTCAGGAGCTATCAGAGTAGCGCCCCACTCAAATGCTGACCCATTAGCCAGGAACGTTATATCGAGTGCACTATCCCGGGCCACATACATTGTTTTCGGGCCACGAGGGGTATTAACAGTCAGAGGTGATGTGTTAATATCCGCAATACTCAGTAGGGTCTCCATGGCTTCCTCAGCATCCTCTAGAGACTGCCCTACATAATAGCCCTTGATAGCACCGGACTTAGCACCGTGGTAGGCTTTAGTACGCCATATACCATCATAGCCCACACGCTGGCCACTCTGCGCAACGGCAGGGGCTGAGCCGAAGAGCTTGCACTCGCTCACAACCCAGTCCCCTCCGTTGATCACGTGGCCATTCCACGTGACTTCTTTCACATCAATCTCCTCAGCTGCCTTGCGACTTCCTCAGCGGTAGCGTACGGGTCGCTGCTATAGGCATTGACATTGACCCTGCTGGTGTTACCTCCAGCATTAGCCCCTGCATAAGCAGGTTGAACGCCATTCAAATTGGTGCTGAAGTTATCCCTAAAGTCTCCCATAACACTCTTAGCGGAATCCAGCAAGTAAGGCTGCTCATTCTTAAGGCTATCAGCGAAATCCCTAATGATAGCTTTACCTGAATGAGTGACATAGCCCTTACCAGAGAAAGGCCCCCACTTAGCAGGAGAGAAAGGCCACAGACCACGCAGCCAGTCCATGCCCTGCTTAACCCAGCCCACAAGCGAGTTCCACGCCCCCTGGATACCTCGCAAGAAGCCATCCACAAGAGCTCCACCGGACCTGACCAGAAGGCTACCTAGATCGCCTAGGGCCCCAGTGATTTTGCCTGGCAGTGAGCGAGCGAATTCAGCCACCTGGCCACCAAGCTCCTGAGACTTACGCAAGAATCCGTTCCAAGCCTCAGAGGCTTTCTGTGGAAGGCTTGATGCCAGTGATGCTATACCACCAATGATCTTGCCAGGCAGTTGCTTAACCCACTCAATAATCTCGCCACCCTTGCGGACCATACTCTGGAAGAAACCACCAAACCACTCGGCGGCTTTACCTGCAAGCTGGCCAAGACCAGCGAGCCACTCCAGTACCTTGCCGGGGAGAGACATCAGCCACTCACCCACAGAGGCAAGCCATCCCGGAATGTACCCTAGGAATTGGACGAAGCCCACAATCAGGCCAGCGAAGATACCTATAGAGAAACCGACAATCATCAAGGTAACCTCACCCAGTGCAGCGAGGCCATCCAGAATCATCTGAGGTAGGCCAGCGAAGAACTCAGCTATCTGCTGCCCAGCCCCAGCTAGGCCTTCCATAAACCACTGACCAATACCTGTGGCGAACTCTGTCAGGCCCCTGACGAAGTCATTCCACAGTGCCCCAGCGCCTTCTACAGTAGCGTTCCACACACCGCCAATGAAGTCACTGACAGCCTGCCAGTTGGTAATCAGGAGGACAAGCCCAGCAGCAAGAGCGGCTATACCAACCACAATCCACGTGATAGGGCTGGCAAGAAGAGCTGCCGTAGACGCCCAGATACCTGCCACCCACGTAACGAAGGCAGGGATCAGGATACCTGCAATAGCCGCGCCAAGAGCTCCAAACGCCCAGGTGTTCTCTTTCAGCCAGTTACCTATATCCTGGAGAGTAGGCGCCATAGCTGACAAGACATCAGCAAGAGCGCTGAACACAGCAGACCCTAAAGGCTCCAAGGCGAGCTGTGCGTTATTCTGAACTATCTGCCACTTCTCAGCGAAGTCAGATGTCTCACCGGCCACACCGAGAATAGTGTCGTCAGTAGCTCCGATGGACTTCATCATGTCCTCAGCGCCGATTTTGCCTTGCTTCAGAGCCTCCACAAACTGGGTTGCACCTTTAGTGCCGAACAGCTTGCTAGCTAGTTTAAGAGCGGCAGCTTCATTACCTGTCTGGATATAGCCACTGATTTCACCGGTAACTCGCTTGAAGGCTTCCTTCGGTTCCTCACCAGACTTAGCCAGCGTGGTCAAGCCTTTAGTCATAGAGGTCATGATCTGGCTTGAATTCAAACCGGCCTTATCAAAGGCACCAATCATTGCTGCTGTGTCTTGAAACCCGAATCCAAGAGCCTTCATTGTAGGTGCAGCTTGCGCTGTTTTCTGGGCTAGGTCATTGAAGCCTAAACCAGTAGCCTGGCTGACCCTGAACAAGTCATCCATAGCTCCAGGGATTTGTTTAGCCTCAAGACCGAAAGCGCTAAACGCTGCTGTAGTCTTGCTGATATCCACATCCTGACCCAGCAACCGGCCAGCCTCAAGAACCTGCTTAGCCACAGTCTCGAGGTCCTCGCCAGTTAGACCCAGCCTGGTATTAAGGTCAGCGACGACAGGAGCTATCTTGGAGAACTCAGCAGGTGTAGTAGAGCCCACACGCTTAGCAACTTCGACCAGACCATCGAGAGCCTCACCCGTAGCGCCTGTACCCGTGCGGATAGTATCAGTGACCTCATCGAAAGTCTCACCAACTCTGTAGAGAGCGGCGCCAATACCAGCGGCCACACCAGCCCCAATGGCTGCCAGAGAGCTACCCTTCAGCCCTTCAGCTAGCCTGGTAGATAGCCTAGCGCCACCTTCTTTGCCAGCTTTATCTGACCCTTCATTTACAGCACCAGTGATCTCTCCAACGATAGCTTCCTTGTTGCCTTTCATAGAAGGCACTAGCTGATAGTAACCTGTAGCTAGCTCAACAGAAGCCATTAACTATCCCACCAATCATTAAACTCACTCAAAGGAATAGGGTCATACCCAAACGATTTCTCGTCGTCCCTAGTTTCGTTAGGCCGCCTAATAGGCTTAGGTGGAGGCTCACTGGACTTTCCAGACCGCTGCCAGTTAGCACCAGCCAGCACATCATAGATATTCGCCAGCATATAGCCGTCTGTGGTCCACACATAGCCTAGATCCTTAGCTAAAGGGCCCCCTGGCTCAGCATGGCTGACTATAGCCTGAAGGTCCCGCCATGTAAGCTCATCCGAACCTATCTGGCGGGACCTCAAACCTAGCCCAATGAGCTCACGCTCTAGGGCTAGTGGGTGATTATGCCACACTCCCACTAGCCCTACTATTCCCCCATACTAATTTCGGAATGCTCTTTCCACGCCTCCATCAGGGACATAAACATGTCGTCGTCGAGCTGATTAGTAATTCCCGGGACGTAGTGCTCAAGAAGCTCAAGCTGGAAGTCAAGCAGCTCAGAAGTCTGCTTGCTAGTGGGTTTCTTGCCACGCTCCTGCTGAGCCTGAATAGCCCCGGCCAGATCACCCATGCGCTTACGGATACCCACAGGGAGTTTCTGAAGTGATGGCAACTCGTGGGTAACTTTAGACCCAGGCATACGGAACTTGAAATTGTCCGTCGCCTTAGGCCCGTCAAGCTGAAAAACTTTACTCATGCCCCAGTAACCCCATCATCAGTGGCGATGTACAGCGAGTTACCCTGAGCATCCGGGTAGCAAGTCAGAGTCACAGGCAATTTGATAGCGTCACTAGCAGCGAACGTGATATCGTCCGCCTCAGTGATCTGGCCATCGGGCACCCAGATGATGATCTTAGCGTCGCCATCCTTCATACGGAAGCACCAGGTCTTGTGAGGCAGCTCATCAGCACGCAGATTCATCAGAAGACGAGTACCCTGAGAAGTCGTCTTCGGGGTAACAGTGACGTTGTTCTCACCGAAGAAGTTCTTTGCGGAACCCTCAGACACCTCGAGGTGAGACCACTTAATGGAACCCGAGAACTCACTAAGGATCTTCTTAACCACAGACTGAGACCAGTCTTTGATATCATTAGTT